GAACTTGGCGATACCGGCGATTTCTGCAAAGTTTGGCCACGCGTTGTTGACGTGCCACACGGCTGCGCAACCAATGTTCACAGCCTGCGCAAAGTCGTCGGTAAGTAGCGTGTTGCGAGTAATGGTGTAAATATCACCACCAAGCCGCGACTCAGCTTTGTTTTCTACCAGCGCCAAAAAATCAGACACAAGCCCGGGAGAATCCTGCGACGACCAATCGTACTGGAAAAACCGGACCTGTTTTAGTTTAATCGCTTGGCAGGTGTAAAGCAGTGAGCGCGTCTTGTCCAAACTGTAATGCGCTCGATGATTAATTTCCGTCGGTGGTTTAAATACCATCAGGTCTTGCGCTGCGGAGCGAACAAGCCGCACTGCAAGAACGCGATCAAGGTTAAACCCAGCTTGCACCATGACCGTTTCACGGACCGTGCCAGCTCCGGTGTAATCATGCGCGACAAAATCGCAATTAAACAAGTTAGACCAGCGCATACACTCAATCGCTTCGGCCAAATGATCGCCGCCGATAAGCAGGCGCTTTGCCCAAAGCGTGTCGATTGTCCCGTCGGGCCGGAATCCCAGCACAGCAAGCACGGTGAAACTAATACCTGCTTCTCCGCCGCCGCCCCAGTCGATCGCAAGTATGCGGTGTTTGTATTGCGACAGATTTGCAAAGCATTTGGGGTCTGGATCTTTCTTGTTTTCCCAGTCTAGCACGCACGCAGCCTTCAAATCAGTTTCACTGATGAGCTTCTGACCGGTATCCACACTTTCGCCCATAACCTCGTTGTAGAACTGCGCTTGGGTCATGTTCCCAAAGCCTTCTCTCTTCAACAACAAAGTAGACCACTTTTCTGCGTCGGCGAAATGAAGTGGCAGAATCATCTGCGGTACGTGATACCCGGCAAACTGCCAGCGGCGTTCGGGATATCTGTGCACCCAGCGACCGTGTCGAGGGCTTATAGGCTTTTGACACTTCGCGCAAACGGTGCCCGGATACTTCTCGCTGATATGAGGGTTGTATGGGCCGATCATCTTATCGAGGTCATGTTCAAGCGCCGGTATATTCCAGTGCTTGCACGACTGACACGGTATAAACCATTCGGCCTGTGACGATCGTTTGTATAGCCCGTAAATTAAATTGTCGAGGGTCTTCGGAGTTCCTGTATAGTAACTCGTCGCCCATCGTGAATACGACATGGTCTCCTGAATGATCGGTATAAGATCAGGGTCCATATCTTGCACTTCGTCAATACACACACGATCGGCAGAGACACCACGAACACGGTCGGCGTCTAAGAGCGCAAAACTGAACAACATCATCGAGTTGTTCTTAAACGAGCGCTGCAGCACAGAGTTCTCTGTCGTTGTGCCGCTCCACTGCGCTTTGATTGGCGACTGATCAATAAATGGGCGGACGTAGTTGTTCGAAAATCGCCGTATTTGTTCGTACAGCGGTGTAATAAACAACGTCTTAAAAAACGGAATAGAGTTGGCAACAACAACTCCGTGCGCAGCTAGACTGGTCGATTTTGATACCTGTCGTCCCGTACACCACACTTGACTTTTTGGCGTGAGTAAACGAAATAACGGGGCGAACGGAAAATGGTGCTGAATACTATACGGCTTTCCGTTTAAGTTCAGCACAAGCGGAAGAATAGGCTCCAGCGTTGGAAAAGCATTTAACTTTGCCAGCTGCTGCAGCACCGCCCCGCGTGCATGCACTGATGCCGCGTCGGTCGGGTCAATACTGATTAATTCTTGTATAAGCGATTGAACACCCGCTGAGGGTATTTCAATTGCGCTATTTGCATCATTAGGTTTAACCATGAACCACAGCAACAATTCGGGTGGCGAGTTTGAGTTTCAATGGGTCGAGGAGGCCCTGAAATTTACAGGATACGTTTTTCTCGCCGGTCTCGTGGGATTATCGCAGGCGGTCGTTACCGCATACGATATTGCCCGGGACGCCGCAAAAGAAACCACTCGCAAGTAGAGATCTGTTGTTGGCGGCAGAGTATACTAAACGGTGACTCTGTTGCTTACATAGGAGTATTTATGGCTACTATCGGTCGATCTGCAAAGCTTTACCAAGAACGCAAACAGATTTACACGGAAGGTACGCGTCGCGGCCCGGGGCCGCAGATTTACCTCCCTGACAACGCCGTAAATCATCTTAAACTTGAGGCGCCTTTGCCGCTACCCAAATTTCAAATAAACCCACAAGCGCCGGACGGCGCACTTACACAGGTGTGGCCGCACGGCGACAAGTACATAACATAACGTATGGCCCAGCCTGATCCGGATACAACGTTCGCCGGTTACGCAGCATTGCTCTTAATTGGCGGTATCATTGCCATTCCACAAATCGGTCTTGCGGGATTGTTGGCGGCAGGCGCTGCCATCTATGGCGGCTCATGTTTCATGAGCGGTTATACCTCCGCCCCGGTAAAACGAAAACGACGCTCATGATTTCCCCGTTTGATTTTGTAGCCGTAGCACTTGCAGCCGGCGCCATTATTGAAGTGTGGCACAAAGGTTCTATCTTTGAAACCGCCCGCGCTTACGCGCAGGCGTGGCAAGATATTACCCCGCAAGAAACAGCAAAAGGTCGGTTGCTCGAACTGATCAATTGCCCGTTTTGCAAATCATACCATGTGCCTTTTTACCTGTTTTTAAGCCTATTGGCAGGAGACTGGTTTGGTGGTATTGTGAGCGCTGCAATACGCTTAGTCGTCTACAGCCTCGCGGCTACGCGACTAGGAAATGTAATTAACGGCGTGTTACCGCCCGGTTCTAGATACGATCAGTAATTTTTGAGGAAGCAAATGGATTCCGCTCAGCAAGCGCAGCCGGCAATCGAAGCAGAACGCTTACCGTACGACGCGGAGTTTTTCAAACGCAGCGAAGATTTTTGCGCGTCTATTCTGGCGTCGCTGCCGGAATTGAGCGGCGTTGCAATCGTCCCGCTATGGACAAATCAACCAGAAAAAATGCCAGCAGGTCTGCTGCGTCTGCGCAACTCGCAGCCGCCGTATCTCGCCAGTCTGCTGACACTGCTTGGAAAACTTGCTAGTTTTGGCGTAGACGTACATCGTGACTTAATCAATCAGCTCAAAATGTTTGACCAGTACGCGGCAAACTTGGCTGAACAGATCAAACTGCAAACGGACGAGTTAAACCGACTTGCAGAAACCAATCAAACAACCACAAATGCAGCACAAAGCGAATGACCTAGGCACACAAATACAACTCGACGCAGCGCGGCAGACGCTCATAAACGTCCTTCACGACCAGTTCAAAAACCGCGACATAAACGAGCTGCGACAAATTCTTGAACAGAATTATGGCGAACAGCTGTGGAACGCAGAGCAGCTTCTTGAAGAGTTTGAGGTCTCGCATTTCGATCCGCCGTATGTGCACGTAATTCGGAAGGCTGACGGCGTTGCGGGAACTGTGGCGTTCAATAAAGATCCGCGTTTTTATTTCTCATTCAAACCGATAAAGGTTGAACATGTCAGAGGGACGACATGAATATGACACCGGCGCTGTCCGTAGCGATGACTGCGATCAAGTCCGATACGATTTGATATCGCCAATCGGCTTGCGTGCGCTCGCTAGGACGTATCACGAAGGCGCCGTGAAATTTGGTTCGCACAACTGGGAAAACGGAATGCCAGTCGCGGATCTGCTCAACCACGCCATAGCGCATATCTTTAATTTCTTGGGTGGCGATCGGTCGGAAGATCATCTCGGGCATGCGACGTGGAATCTGATAGGCGCTATCCACTCGCTTGAGAAATGGCCGCACCTAAACGCCGGTACGTTGCGCGAAAAAAATTGCGACGTACCGCCGGCCTACAAAACAGGCAAATAACCCGCGGTTTAGCGGGGATTGCCTTTTGTGCCCAAAGCTGTATTGTTCATTTAGCCGCGCAAAATGCTGAACGGTTTCAGCAGCGGCGCAACAGGGGAGATAATTATGGCTAAAGCTGATGAATTTATCAGCCCCGCAAACTTGTGGGGGCGTCCGTTACCCGGAAAGCCCGCCAAGCCTGCGGCAACCAAGGAAAAGAAACCGGAGACAGGGATGCGCGAGAGTTACGAAGACGAAGACGTTGAGGAAGAAACTGTCGACGTCGAGGCCGAGCTTGAGGCGAACGACGAAGACGCGTATGCCGAGGCGGCTGAGTACGAAGACGAAAGCGGCGAAGATATCCGCGAAACTGCGGATGAGCTAACCGACGATGAAGAAGAGTCTGAGACTGAGTACGCGCCTGAAGAGGGCGACGAAGAAGAAGTCGGCGACGCCGTTGTTGCCGAAGATGATGTGGAAACCGATGAGTCCGTGTCGCCTGTCCGCGGCACAAAACGTAAGGGAGCAGAGAATATGGCTGCCAAGAAGAGTGGTGCTGATCACATCCGTGAGGAGATTGAGCGTCGTCAGGAAGCCGGCGATTCGCTGCGCGGCGTTGATATCGTCGCGGCGCTGGCAAAGAAGCGTGTTACGGTTAGCCCGGCGCAGGTAAGCCAGCTTTTGAAGAAGTCCGGTGTGAAGCCGGCGAAAGCCGGTCGTGCCGTAAAGGCGCCGGAAGAGGAAAAGAGCCGGATTGCTGCTCGCGGCAAGACCGCGGTTGCGCCGGTGACGGCGCCTCGCGCTGCGCCGAAGAAGCCGGTCACCGCTGCGACCGGGTCGGCCGCAATGCCGATGACGCAGCTCAAGGCCGCTGCGACGTTTCTGGAGGCTTGCGACGGCTGCTACGACACGGCCGCCAGCATCCTCAAGACGCACCAGCAGCTGGGCCAGATGTGGGGCCGCTGAGCCTGAAGTAGTCTACCCGCGCGCGGCGACGGTCACGGACGACCGTCTTCGCGGCGGGCTAGATCTTTTCTCTGCGTCCGCTACTCTGGCGGATGCGTTCCAAGGAGCCACAGCGTGACAGCGTGCGGCGTATGCCCGCTGCCGGCAAGGCAGCAGTCTATAGACGGCGTACTCGTCATGCCCGCGGGCACGATCAAACGAGTTCACGTCAATCAACACATTATTCGCGCCAACAAAAAAAATGGCGCCACAGATTCGGTCATCACGGTGCAGTGGAAAAACAAATCCTACACTGCCAAAACACTCAAGATTCTGGGCGAATCAAAAGCTATTTATTCGCCAGACAAACCGTTGAGTTGCGGCGCGCACGTCTGGGTTGAAACGACTGCAACAATCGAAATCGATAACCGATGACACCGTATACAGTGCAAAATGAGATTGCCGATCGCGAGCGCATTATGGCCGCCCTTGACGAGTTAAACGCAATCCGTGAGCGGTATAAGGATGTCATAGCGATACCAGAAGTAGTAACGCTGCATGACATTACAAACTACCGACTAGATACGAGCAAAGGGCCGAGGCAATTCCAAAAAGCGTATGACAGAGCAACCGCAGTTGCGGTGCTAGAGTATTTTGCGGGCACAGATTACATATCGCCCGAACTATTTGAAAACACCATCGTGTGTGCGCTACAGGACTACAAGCAAACCAAACGAGGATAAGATGTCTCACATCGTACAGATTAAGACTGAAGTCAAGGACGCGGCTGCTGTGCAGGCCGCCTGCCGCCGGCTAGGACTCAAGGACCCGGTGAGCGGCAAGTTCCGGGTATTCGCCGTGGAGCGCGAAGGGCTGGGCGTAACTCTGCCCGGCTGGCAGTATCCCGTCGTGTGCAATCTGGAGACGGGCGCCGTTGATTTTGATAACTACAACGGCTCGTGGGGTAAGCAGGAGGAGCTTGATAAGTTCCTGCAGGCTTACGCCGTAGAGAAGGCGATTTATGAGGCGCAGAAGGGCGGCTACTCGGTGTACGAGGAAATGCTGTCGGACGGTTCGATCAAGCTCAACCTTACGGGAGGATTCTGAATATGACCAAGACTATTGAAATCACCATCACCCCCAAGGGCGAGACGAAGATCTCTACGAGCGGCTTCACCGGCAGCTCGTGTCAGGACGCTACGCGCGAGCTTGAAAAGGCGCTGGGCGCCACGATTGATGAGCAGCTGACCGGCGAGTTTTATCAGGCCAGCAACGATCAGCAGATCACCGAGCAGAACTAACTTTAACCAGACCTCACACAACAAAGGTAAACCGTGTCGCTCGAAAAAGAAATCAAGGAACTTGTTTGCGCCGGCTTCTCCGGCATCTGGGTTGAATCGCACGAATGCGACGATGCTGTCGATACGATCCGGCAGGCGGCTGAAGACAAGGATTGGGGTTTTGATATCTGGGATATCGACCGCAAGCTTTACTCCGGCTCATTTGCCGCGCCGGGTCCGATGCAGGCGCTTCAGTTCTTAGACCAGCCGCAGACGAAGCCGACGTCGATTCTGGTCTTGAAGAACTTTCATCGGTTTCTCGGCAACCCCGAGGTGCTGCAGGCGTTGGCCAATCGGGTAGTCAAGGGCAAGGGCGACGGTCAGCACATCGTGATCGTGGCGCCGGTGCTCCAACTGCAGCCCGAGGTTGAGAAGCTGTTTACGGTTGTGCATCACGAGCTGCCCGATCAGGAACAGCTCACCAAGGTCTGCAACAACTTATTCACGGCTGATTCTGCGTTTGCCAAGCCGACGGACGCGGAGATCGCGGTTGTAGTTGACGCTTCTCGCGGTCTTACGCGGCTTGAGGCCGAGAACGCATACGCACTCTCGCTTGTTCACAATAACAAGCTGATTCCAGACACGATCTGGAATATCAAATCGCAGACGCTCGAAAAGAGCGGGACTATGACGCTGTATCGGGGTGATGCCAACTTTGAGAATCTTGGCGGCCTCGAAAACCTGAAGTCATTCTGTCTCCGCGCAATGCGGCGACAGGGCGAGACGAACGTAGACAAGCGCCCCAAGGGTGTGCTGCTGCTGTCGCCGCCGGGCTGCGGAAAGTCGCAGTTTGCCAAGGCGCTGGGTAACGAAGTTGGTCGGCCGACAGTCATGCTCGACTTCGGCAGCCTGATGGGCAAGTTTGTCGGCGAGTCCGAGGGTAACATGCGTCGCGCGCTAAAGCAGGTCGACGCCATGGCGCCATGCGTGCTCTTTGTCGACGAGATCGAGAAGGGCCTGTCTGGCGTGCAGAGTTCTGGGCAGACGGATAGCGGCGTTTCGGCGCGGCTGTTTGGTACGCTGCTTACATGGCTCAATGACCACACCAGCGATGTTTTCTTTATCGGTACCTGCAACGACGCCAGTCAGCTTCCGGCGCCGTTCGCTCGTGCCGAGCGCTTCGACGGCGTGTTCTTCGTGGATCTACCGGGTCCCGAGCAGCGCGCTGCGATCTGGAATATCTATCTAAACCATTTCGGTGTCGATCCGTCGCAGGAAAAGCCGGACGACACCAACTGGACCGGC